CGGGCGGCGCTGGCGGCCAGAACGGCGCTGCGAGCGGCGGAAACAATCAGGGGGGTGCCGCGGCACCTTACTGGCCCGAGGGGCTTCCTGAGACCCTGACGGGCTTCAAGGGCGCGAACGACCGCGAGACCATCGACAAGCTCGCCGGCCATCTGAAAGATTCCCCGCGCGCCCCGGAGAAGCCGGACGGCTACAAGCTCGCCCTGCCGGAGGATTTCGTGAAGCGCTTCGGCGATCTGTCGAAGGACGAGGTCCTGCCGATCTGGCGGCAGGTGGCGCATAAGAACGGCCTGACCGACGCCCAGTTCAACGGCGCGATCGCCGAGCTTTATTCCGAGCTGTCGAGCAAGGGGCTCATCGATGAGCCGATCGACGTTCAGGTCGAATTCGAAAAGCTGATGCCGAAGCATGGCGACGCGGTGACGCGCAAGGCGCAGGCCTCCGCCCGCATCAACGGCGTCGCCAATTCGATCACCGGCCTCGTCAACCGCCAGGTCCTCACCAAGGCGGAGGGCAACATGGTGCTGGCGCTGGCCGCCAAGGCCGAAGGCGTCATGGCGTTGGAGAAACTGTTCAAGGCCATGAGCGAGCATGGCCTGCAAGGCGGAGGCCAAGGCGCCGGCCAGCAGCAGGGGACCGAACATGAGCGCCGGATGCGATCGATGTTCCCGTCGCTGAACAAGGCGTCCTGAAAAAATCGCGTCCCGCAAAGTTGACACGCCCAAACCGGCTTTAAGCTCACGTCCAGATGATTTGCCCGGCCGAGCCGGGCATCAATGACGGAGCTGATAATGGGTGTGCTGGCCACCACGAATCCAACGCTCGCCGATGTTGCCAAGCGGCTCGATCCCGACGGCAAGATCGCCATGATCGTCGAGATCCTCAATCAGGTGAACGAGGTTCTGGACGACATGCCCTGGATCGAGGGCAATCTGCCGACCGGCCATCGATCGAGCATCCGCACCGGCATCCCGGCGCCGACCTGGCGCAAGCTCTATGGCGGCGTGCAGCCGTCGCGCTCGACCACAGTGCAGGTCACCGACAATTGCGGGATGCTGGAGAACTACGCCGAGAGCGACAAGGCGCTCGCCGATCTCAATGGCAACACCGCCGAATTCCGCCTCTCCGAGGAGCGCCCGATCATCGAGGGTATCAGCCAGGAGCTGGCCAAGACGCTGTTCTACGGCAATGAAGGCACGCTGCCGGAATCGTTCACCGGCCTCGCCCCGCGCTTCAACACCCGCGTGCTCGCCAATTCCCAGTCGGCCGACAACGTGCTGCACGGCGGCGGCGCCGGCTCGACCAATACCTCGATCTGGCTGATCGTGTGGGGACCGCAATCGATCCATGGCATCTACCCGAAGGGCCAGAAGGGCGGCCTCGACATGAAGGACATGGGCGAGGTGACCATCGAGAACGTCGACGGCGCCGGTGGCCGGATGCAGGCCTATCGTTCGCACTACAAATGGAATTGCGGCCTGACCGTCCGCGACTGGCGCTATATCGTGCGTATCGCCAATATCGACGTGACCACGCTCACCAAGGATGCGGCCTCGGGCGCCGATCTCCTCGATCTCATCGCCCAGGCCTTCGAGCAGGTGCCCTCGCTCGCCGCCGGCCGGCCGGTGCTCTACTGCAACCGGACGATCAAATCGTTCCTGCGCCGGCAGCAGAAGAACTCCAAGAACGTGCTGATCAGCATGGACCAGGTCGCTGGCAAGCGGGTGATGATGCTCGACGAGATCCCGGTGCGCCGCTGCGACGCCATCCTCAACACCGAGGCCACGGTGGTCTGAGTCTTTGCAGTGACCAGCGCCTCCGCGCCACGAACGAACGAAGGGAATTTTTAGCCATGTGGATCGATAAACGCCTTCAGGTTTCGGCCCTCCAGGCGCTCAGCGGCGCCGGTGCCGCGCCGTCGACCGATGTCATCGATCTGGGCTCGCTGCGCCTCATCGGTCCCGGCGAGCCGCTATGGTGGGTCATCGCCGCCCGCACCGGCCTCGCCGGCACGACGCCGACGCTCGACATCGCCGTGCAGACCGATGATGCCTCAAACTTCCCGTCGCCGGCCGCGCTGCTGTCCTATCCCCAGCTCGCCGCGGCCGGCTTCGTGACGGGCACGCGCCTCGTCATCCCGATGACGTTCACCAACGAGCGCTTCCTCAGGCTGAATTACACGCTCGGTGGCACCGGCCCGTCGGCGACGGTCGACGCCTGGCTCACCAATCAGGACCCGACGGCCTGGTCGGCGCTGGCTGACGCGATCTAACGACTGAACCGCAGGAGAGGGCCATGGCAACCGAAGCAACAGGGAAAGTCCGGTATCAGGTCGTGGGGCCGGTGTTCGTCAACGGCAGCCTGTACGATGCCAAAGAGCGGGATCAGGTTTTCATCCTTGCCGATCCCGGTCTCGATGGACCCAATCTGAAATTCGCCCCCGAACCGGCCGCAGCGTCGCAGGAAGGCGCGGCCGGCGAAGGCGAGAAGGGTGAAAAGACCGACAAGACCGCCAAGGGCGACAAAGCCGGCAAGAACGGCGGGACAGCCACGGGCTGATAGTCCCCGATCGGTTTTCAGCGCGTCCGCACCACGCGCATCAAACGGCCGGCGATGCTCTCTCCGCCGGCCGTTTCTGTGAGGCGGCCATGAATGAGAAGCCTGGATCATGACGACGCGCATCGACATCATCAACCGGGCGCTGATCGAGATCGGCCAAAGCCCCGTCGCCGAGGACGTGCCACCAGGCCCATCCCGCGTCCTCGAATATGAAACCCATATCGGCGCGCTCATCTCCTCCTATCCCTGGAGCTTTCAAACCCGGCTCGTGCAGCTCGCCCGTTTGACGGCGCCGCCGGATGCGCAGCGGCAATATGCCTATGATCTGCCCTCCGACATGCCCGGCGCGCCGCGCGCCGCCTATCCGAATGCCCTCACGCGCCAGCCGACGACGGACTACGAGATCCGCGGGCGGCAGCTCTTCACCGATCATCAGGAGATCTGGCTGCGCTACACCCAGACGCCGGAGCCGGCGCGCTGGCCGGGCTATTTCCTTGCGCTTGCCGTGCTGGTGATGAAGGCGCAGTTCGCCCTGTCGATTCGAGAGGACACGGTGTTGTGGCGGGAGCTGCACCAGCTCGCCTTCGGTCCACCGCAGATGCAGGGGGAGGGCGGCAAATTCGGCGAGGCCAAGACCATCGACGCCGGCGGCAAGCCATCCGAGGTCATCCAGATCGGCAGCAATCCCCTCATCGCGGTGAGGCACTGATGGCGAGGCGCGCCGAGCTCCTGAATGCCTTCCCCCGCGGCGTCCTCGATCCCGAGCTCAAGGACCGCTATGACCTCGCCCATTACTACCTGGCGCTCGAAACCGCACGTAATCAGATCATGCTGCCGCAAGGCGGGCTTCGCCGGCGGCCGGGCACCGCAGCAGCGCGCCAGCGGCTGCGGCGGCGCATCGAACCCGTGCAGATCACCGGCGCGATGATCACCGCCCCCAACGGCGGCACCGTCGACTTTCTCATCGACCAGGATTCGGTGACCGTCCTCACCACCAGCGCGGTCAGCGGCTCGCCCTTCATCGTTGCCCAGATCGATCTTGGCGCGCCAGTGCCGATCGTCTTCGCCGATCTGATCAATTTCGGCTGCGCCTCATTGAAACGCGACGATGCCATCGTGGTCGAGTGGTTCGATGGCTCGACCTGGCAGCCGGTCGCCGGCTCAGGAGATTCGGCGCTGTCGCCGCGCAAATCGATCCGCTCGGGGACGAGCCGGCGCACGCGGCGCTTCGGCTCGGCGCCAAGCGTTGTCATGACCGCGCAGCTCTGGCGCATCGCCATCTATGGCGGATCGGGATTGGGCGCCGTCTCCGTCGGCGGCTTCCGGCTCTGGCGCGAGCGGGCAGGATTGTCGCCGCTCCAGCTCCTACCTTTCGCCAAGACCGCCCGCGAGGCCTATGAGATCGCGCTCACCGACCGCAATATCGATGTCTTCCGCTCAGGCGCCTACTATGCCAGCGTGCCGGTGCCGGCCGGCGCCGATATCATTGCCGAGATCAAAACTGAGCAGTCGCTCGACACGCTGTTCCTGTTCCACGAAGATGTCGACACCCAGCAGGTCCTGCGCCAGGGCGCTCATGACGAATGGAACATCGCGGCGCCGGCCTTCACCAATGTGCCGCTCCTCACCGAGTCGACCTCGTTTTCCGGCGACCAGGACGAGATCCAGGACATCGCATTCAGCGGGCTAACGATCGGCGCATCCTTCGTGCTCTTCCTCGGCGATGCCGTCACGGCGCCGATCACCTATGTCGACAATCCGACCCTGCTCACCGATATCGCGGCAGCGATCAAGACGCTGCCGGGCATCAATGCTGACGACGTGATCACCGAACTGCGTTCTTCGAATCCGCTCACTGTCCGGGTCTCCTTCATCAATCTGAACGGCAACCGCCGCTGGCCGCGGCTTGCCGGCATCCCGCTCTTTCCGTCCAACGCCGTGATCGCGACGACGGTCCAGCAGCGCGGCCTGGCCGCCGCAGGCCCGCTGATGGGCGCGACCACCGGATGGCCACGCTGCGGCGCTCTCGATCAATCCCGCCTGCTGCTCGCCGGCTTCCGCGCCGCGCCGTCGACCTATGCCTTCAGCCGGGTGAAGCTCCTGTTCGACTACCAGAACACCGGCTCTCCGGTGACGGCCGACATGGCGATCATCAACACGCTCGACTCGGACGAGGTCGAGACGATCCAGGAGGTGTTCCTCGGCCAGCATTTGCAGATCTTCACCACCCGCGGCGAATGGTGGCTCGAGGCGCGCACCATCGATGCGACGCAGCCGCTCAACGCCGTGCTCGCCACGCGCTATGGCATTGCGCCCGAGGTCCCGCCGATCCATGTGCAGGGCGGCACCGTGTTCGTCCAATCCGGCGGCGACGAGGGCGGCGTCCGCCTGCCGAATACCGTCATCCGCGACATGCAGTTCCAATTCACGGAGACCTCGAACTACACCGCCGAGCCGCTCTCCCTGCTCGCTCCCCATCTCCTCGCCGACGTCATCGGCATGGCGCACCGGCCTGGCGTCACCACGCGCGAGGCGAGCCTCGTGGTGTTTCTCAATCGCGACGGCGGCTTCGCCTTCCTGACGCTCCTGCGCCAGCAGGAGATCATCGCCATGACCTCAGGCGACATGCAGGGCGCCATGCGCGCGGTGATGGCCGATGCATCCCGCAATCTCTGGACCGCTGTCGAACGCGAGGTCGGCGGCGCAGCCAATCTCTGGCTCGAGCGCTTTGCCGATGCGGCCCTGCTCGATGCGCAGGTGACGGTCGATTTCGAGACGCCGGCGGCGGTCGTCACCGGCGCCAGCCACCTCGAGGGATTTCAGGTCTGGGCTTATGCGGACCGCGATCTCGTCGGCCCTTTCACGGTTGCAGGCGGTTCTTTCACGCTTCCCAAGCCCGCATCGGAAGTGATCTACGGCCTCTTGGCGCCGATCGGCGGTAAGACGCTCCCCTTGCGTGAAAAGCTTCAGAATGCCCAGCCCTTCAATCCGCCGGCGCGCGTCTACGAGGTCGAATGGTCGGTGTCGCAATGCGGCCCGTTCGAGATGCGTGCCAATGGCGGGCCGTGGCTCCAGGTGCCGCTGCGCTGGTTCGACGGCGGGCCGCCGCCGTCCGAGGCGACCGGCGAGGAAGGCGTCGACGTGCTCGACGCTCCCCTTCTCGACCGGCTCTACACCGGCAAAGTCAAGGTCGAGGGCCTTGAGGGCTGGACAAGGCAAGGGCAGATCGAATGGCGGCAACTCGTCCCGGCGCCCTTCAAGCTGCGCTCGATCCGCTATCAAGCCGCTCACCGATAGGAGGAGGCCATGGAGCTCGTCGCATCCCTGTTCGCCGCCACTGCCGCCGCGGCTCCTGCGGCCGGAGCCGCGACAGCCGCCACGGCCGCAACGGCTGCGACAACCGCCGCCGGCGCATCCTCCGTGCTCTCGATCCTGCAAGGCGTGGCGAACGCCGGATCGGCGCTGTTCTCGCTTGCCGGTGGCCTCTCGCAGTCTCAACAGGAGGACCTCGCCGCCAAGGCCGAGGCCAACCGCATCAAGCGCGAGGAGCTGATCAAGATCGGCCAGCTCCGCGTCGCCTTCGCCGGCTCGGGCGTCGATATTTCCGGCGGCCAGCCCCTGTCGCTCGAGGAGGATATCCGATCGCAGGCTGATTTCGAGATCGGCATGGCGCGTTCGACCGGAAAAATGCGCTCGCGCAATGCGCTTCTCAAAGGCGCCGGCCAGGCCTTCGGCACGGTGTCGACCGGGCTGATCGATATCGCGCGGAGAGGCTGATGCCGGCAAATACCCAGCGAGGCCTCCTGAAGGTCGCGACCGAATTGCAGGCACAAGGCAGCATCGACCGCGAAGGCCTCGCCGGCGGGCTTACCAGCGTCGCCCGCGGCTTTGCCCAGATCGGCAACGATGTCGGCCGCATCGCCGATCATGCCGCAGCCGTCGAGGGCGCCGAGGCCGGACGGCTCGCCGGGCTCGATCCGGAATTCCGGCCGACGAAGTCGATGACTATCCGCGGCGAGGCCTATGATCAGGCAGGTATCGCCATCTACGGCACCCGGGCCAAGGAGCGCTTCGCCGCCGATCTGGCCGATGCCTATGACAAGCACCAGGCCGACCCGCAGGCTCTTGGCGCCGCGCTCGACGCCAAGCGCAATTCCTGGATCGGCGAGGCGCTTCCTGAGATCAGGCCCGAGCTCGAGCTCCAGTTCGAGAAAAGCCGCTTCACCTATATGCGCCAGGCGGCGCGGGCACAGGCTGCGCGCGTCTCGGCCGAGCAGACTGCGGCATTGCAGAGCGAGCTGGGGCTACAGCTCAAGACTTTGGATCAGCGTGCCTATGCGCTGGGTCTCGACGACAAGGCCGACGAGGTGCTCGCCTCAGACATCGGCGAGCTCACCCGCACGCTCAGCCGGCGCGGCGCCGATGGCAAGCCGCTCGTCGATCCCGGGCGGACGCGCCAGATCCTCGACGGCACCAAGGAGCAGGTGGCCACGGCACGCCTATTGGGCGCGTTCGAGCGAACCCAGGGTCTCGAGGCGAAGCAGGCGTTCATCGATAAGTTCCGCGAGGATTTTGCCAAGAGCGAAGGACTCGCCAAGACATATGATTTCGAGGGCTTCAAGAAGGTGGAGCGGGCGCTCGAGGCCGATCTCACCCGCGCCGCATCGCAGCGCAGCGCCGAACTGCGCGTGCTCCAGGGCGCGGTCAAATCGCAGAGCGAGCTGGCGAAGAAGGGCTTTTCGCCGCCGCCCGATGAGCTGGCGGCGCTGAAGGCGAGGGTGGCGGCGAGCGGCAGCCCCGAGCTCGCCGCGGGGCTGGCGCAGGCAGAGAACCTCCTGCAATGGCAATCGGCGGCACGGGTGATGCCCCCTAGCCAGCTCGACCAGCTCATCACCGCCGAGCGCCAGCGCCTCTCCAAGGGCGGCGCGACGCCCTTCGAAACTGAGCGCCTGGCGCTGGCCGACAGCCTGCTCGGCAACATGCATACGGAATTGGCGAAGGACCCGCTCGGCTGGGCCGACCGCGTCGGCCTCCTGCCTGTGACGCCGCTGAATTTCTCCGACGAGGTCGAGGTGGCAGCCTCGCTGCGCACCCGCATCGCTGAGGCCGAGCAGGTGGCGAGCTATTACGGCCAGGCGCCGCAATATCTCCGGCCCGACGAAAAGCGGGCGCTGACGACGCTGATGAACGAGGGCGGCGCTCAGATGCTCGGCATTGCCGACGCCGTCGCCGGCGCGGCGGAAGACAGGACGCCGGCGATCCTCGGCGAGCTCGCCGACGAAGCGCCGGCGCTCGCCATGCTCGCTGGCCTCAACAATGCCGCCGGCCGCACCATCGCCGCGCGCGACGCGGCCGACGGGCTGGCGATCACCAAGAGCGAGGAAGGCAAGAAGCTCATCGCCGGCCTGATGCCCAAGGCGTCCGAGCTGCGCAGCTCGACGGCCAACGTCATCGGCGATGCTCTCGCCGACATGCCGCGCTCCGAAGGCGCGGCGATCACCCTCGCCAACCAGATCTACGCGCCGCGCGCGCTTCGCCAGGGCAAGACCGCCTTCGACGCTGCGCTCTGGGAGCAGGCGCTCAGGGAAGCGCTCGGCGAGCACGTCGTGAACGGCGAGACCTATGGCGGCATCGTCGAGAACGATTTCTCATCCTGGCGCAGCGAGCGCAAGATCGTGCTGCCACCCAACGTCCGGCAGGGGAGCTGGCGCCAGGTGATCGACATGATCACGCCGGCGGACCTGGCCGCAGCCGATCTCGGCAATCCCGTCGGCGAAGACGGCAAGACGGTCCCTCTCGAGCGGCTGAAGAATATGCGCCTCATTCAGATGCCGGGCGTCGGCCGCTACGCGGTCGCGGCCGACGATGGCGCCATGCCCGGCGAGGAGCGTTTCGTCTACAAGAATCGGCCGGGCGATCCTTTCGTGATCGATCTCGGCAAGCTGGCGCCGCGCCTCGCCAGGCGCCGGCCCGATCTGTTTCTCGGCGGCGGTGGAGGCAGCTGATGTTCTATGAACGGCCGCTGAGAGACTATGCGCGCGGCGTCGTCGGCGGTGAGACGGCGAGTCAGGAGGAAATATACGACGCGACCTTAGAGGGCATCAGCCGGGCTGGCACTACGATATCCAGCGGCATCGCGCTCGAGCGTGCCTATGATGCGCGCAATGATGCCATCAAGCGTGCGACCGGCGCGACGCTGCCCAATCCGATGCGCGATTTCATGACCGACCGCGGCCAGATCGGCCAAGTGCCGGCCGGCAAAGGTACGGTCACCGGCCTTCCCGGCGTCGGCTATAATCCGCCGGATCCGCACGCCCTCTATCAAACCCAGCTCGAGAAGCTCGCCGAGCAGCATCCGGATTTCGCCGACGTCATCGCCCCCGACCGGCCGGTCATTCAGGACGCGCGCCGGCTGGCGGCCGCGGCCGAGCGGCGCGCCGAGGATGTATGGGCGCGCTCGGACCGCTCATGGTATTCCTGGGCCAATAATCTCGGCACCAGCTTCCTCGCCTCAACGCTCGACCCGGTGAACATAGCCGCACTCGGCTTCGGCCCCTTCGGCGAGGCTGGCGTCGGGCTCAAGGGCCTCGTCTGGATGGGCGTCAAGGCCGGCGCCGCCAATGCCGGCGCCGAGGCGATCGCGCAGCCCTTCGTGCAGAAATGGCGGGCCGAGGCCGGCCTTCCGCACGGGCTCGACATCGCGGCGACCAATGTCGCGGCGGCCGCGCTGTTCGGCTTCGGCCTCGATGCCGGCGCTCGTTCACTGGCCCGAGGCGTGCGCCGCGCGATCGGGCATCCCTATCTCGGACCGGCGCCGGAGCCGCAGGGCGGGCTCAGGACGGGCGAAGGGCCGTCGGGGCATAAAAATCCACTCGGCAAGCTGGAGGAGGCCGCCAGGGCCGCTCCTGAAGGCTCGCCATTGCGCAGGGCTTCCGATCTCGACCCGGCGGCGATCCGCCAGGTGGCGGAAGAGGCGGGGCTTGTCGGCGATCCTGCCGTGCGCGGCGGCCTCGCCGAGATGGAAACGAATGAGGCCTTCGCAGGGCTGAACAAACCGGAAGACACTGGCGTCACGGCGCCGGAGCATTTGCGGCAACTGGCGAGCGCCGTCCGTCATGCGGCAGGAGCGCCGGATGCACCGCCCCCAGGCCATGCCGTCGCCGCTCCGCCGGCGAGACCGGCTCCCGATCTCGGCGATTCCGCGCCGGCCAGACTCGGCGCAACCGAGATGCTGGAAGGCAAGCCGGTCGCCTTCATGGCCGTCGACCCCGAGCGCGTCGTCACCGATGCATCGACCTTCCAGTTCAAATCCGAGGGCGACGCCGCCGGCGTCACGGCGAGGCTTCGCGGCGTCAAACGCTGGGACCCGCTCTCGGCCGGCAAGGTCTTCATCTTCGAGCGGCTGAACGGCGAGATGGTGATCGGCGACGGGCACCAGCGCCTGGGGCTCGCCAGGCGTCTCGCCGATCAGCAGCCCAAGCCAATGCTCCACGCCTACGTGTTCCGCGAAGCCGACGGCTGGACGCCGGCGGACGTGCGCGCTCACGCGGCGCTGAAGAATATGCGCGAGCTGTCGGGCACCGCGCTCGACATGGCCAAGGTGATGCGCGAGCGGCCGGATCTGATCGACGGCAGCCTGCCGCTCTCCGACGGCAAGATGCGCGAGGCGGTGATGCTCGCCCGCCTCAGCGACGAGGCTTTTGGCGCTGTTGTCGCGGGCCGCATTCCGCCGACCTTCGCGGCGCTGATCGGCGAACATGTGACCGACCCGGCGCGCCATGCCGGGCTGCTGAATGAGATCGCCGCCGCCGATCTCGCCAATGCGGCCCAGGCGCGGTTCTATCTTGCCCAGCTCCTGGAGTTGCCGACCACGACGGAGGTGCAGCACACGCTGTTCGGCGAGGAGGCGGTCACGCGCACGCTGATGGCGGAGCGCTCCCGCGTCCTCGACAGCGCGCTCAAGGGCCTCAAATCCGACAAGCGGATCTTCGGCCTCCTCGAGCGCGAAGCGAAGCGGATCGCCGAAGGCGGCAACGTGCTCGACCGCGAAGGCAATGCCGCCCGGGCGCAGGACGCCGGTCAGCTCGCCGAGCTGATCGAGAAGCTGGCAACCACGCGCGGCGCCGTCGCAATGCTCCTCAACGATGCGGCGATCGCCGTCTCGCGCGGCCTTTCGCCGGCACAGGCTTCCCGCGCTTTCGTGCGCCGGATCGGCGATATCCTCGACAAGGAAGGCTTGAACGGCCTGGTGAAGGTGGAGGTGCCAGCGCCTGCCGAGATTGCCCCATCGCGCATCGATGAGCCGAATGGGCCTGAGGCGAAAGCTCAGCTCGAGGCACTGGAGCTGAATGCCGATCAGGGCGTGATGTTTGCGATCCGCGCCTTCCATGGCTCGCCGCATGAATTCGAACGGTTCGATATTTCGAAGATTGGAACGGGAGAGGGTGCGCAGTCCTTTGGGCATGGGCTGTATTTTGCAGAAAATCCTGAAGTAGCCATTAGTTATCAGATCAGACTTAGTCCGATGAAATCGCTTACATATAAGGGGCGAGATATAGCCAATGCGCCAAAAATAAATAATCCAAATT